CAAATATAAGAAAAATATTTCTTAATTGCTCTTATAAGTTATACAAGATTGGATTGATATAGGTGAAGTCTTGGTCATGACCAGAGATTTGACCCTCGTTAACGTCCATTCCTTCCCTATCAATGAAACAACCTGTGATTGTTGCATGTGGTTCTATAGTGGATTCAATTAAGCCAGTTGCTGTATTGATTCCGTTCTCCACCTTCTTATAAATTACTACATCAACCCCATTCTCCTGTAAAAGAATGTTGTCAACAAACTCCAATAAAGAAGGAGCTGTTCTTTTGATTCCTTCTGGAATACCTGTTTCTTTAAACTTCACTTCATAGAATTGACAAGTCAATGTTCCATTCCATTCAAGTGCAGGAACTTCCTGTGGAGTTAATTCTCCAATACCAGAAACTCTACCTCTTCTGAATGTCTCAGTACATCTGATGTTTCTCATCTTACCTACTGTAATTCCATTAACCTTAATCAACGCTAATGGTGCTGTTAATACTTTTTCTGCCATTTTAAATCGTTTTTATTGGTTATACGTTTGGATCAATGATTAGTCCTGTGAAGAACAATTTATTGATCTCGAAGTTTGGAGTAAAGGCATAGTTAACGGCATAAGCATCCTGAATAACCTCTACTGATATGTCCTGAAATCCAAGGATTAAGTTGTCAATTGTAGCTGTAGCTGTTTTTCTACCTAGGTATGCAGCTAACCACTCTTGAACTACTGCTGGAGAAATTGTACTTCTGTTAGGTCCAGCACCTTGATTTCCTAATAATTGTTGTTTTGCATTTACTTCAATCTCTTTATTCAATTGTGCAGCAATTCTTTTTAGCTGAATTGAATGAGATGTTCCGTCTGCATTTACTACGTTTTTATTTCTCTGAAGTGAATTCACTCCTTGAACAACCGTAAATGCATTAATGTCACCATCAAACGCTGTAGCAAGAACTCCATTATCTAATGCAGTTTCTTTTTCGTTTTTGTTTAGACGGTGTTGTTCTGCTGCATAATTAAGTCCTTTGAAGGTAACTGGAGTCTGTGGCTCAAGTCCTGCAATTCTACCTATCGCTGCTGCAGCTTTATATTCTGCACTTTTATCTCTAAGGCCAGTTCCTGTTGCGTTTGAAGCGACTTTCACGCCACCATGTACAACAATCACCTTATCAGTGTCATATGCAACTGCTGCTGCAATTGATTCTGATGTGAAAGTATTCTTATCGTCACCTCCTGCTACTACCATAAACTTCTCAAACCTTGCATCACTTACTAAGTGAGATAGGATTGCGTTGTTAGTGGCTGAACTGTGATCAGATCCACTATCTGGAGCTAGAACGAAAGTGTAGTCTAATTCAGCTACTGCATCTAATACGGCAGTTAAATCAGAAGTTGCAAAAGTTTGAGTTCCTCCTGAGAAAGCCGTAAGTGAAGTGTATGCTGAAATGTCTGAAGTAACTACTGCTCCTGTTGAAGTTTTTGTATATGACTCTAGGCTGAAGTGGTTATTAAAGTCGAAGTCAATATCCATCCATGCTTTTAAATCATCTGTATTATCAAATGCATCTGAAGTAGCAATTAACTCTGCAGTAGTTGATGTCTCTGCAATGCCGTCATAAGCAATGTTATCTGCACCATTTCCCGTAAAAGTTCCTCTATAGAACTTAACAATGAATTTTGATGGATCAGAGGGTGATGCCTCAATGATAAAACCTAAGCCTTTTGTTAGCTCTGTTCCTGTAATAGATCCATTTCCTGAAAGCCCTTCATGCTTCGATTGGATGGTGAACTCTCCACCTGCTGAAGATCCTGTAAGATCAATTGTTGTATCTGCAGCAACTGTAGAAAGTGCTCTTACATAATGTAAGTTTGAAATACCATTGATGCCAGCACCAAATGGTTTAAATAATGGTTGTGAAATATCCCACTGCTTACCACCTCTAATGAAAGACCTAAAAGATCTTAAATTGTCAAATGTGTAAATAGAATCTTTCCCTTCAGCAAGCTCCCCATTAATACCAGCACCACCACCAAATTCGTTAGTGTTGTCAATATCAATAATAAGTACATTCCCATATGACAAATCCAATGGAGGATTTGTGATACCAGACTTTACTTGTGTGTAAGCTCCTGGAAGTTTAACCAATTGACCGTTAAAATTAAACTGTGTAGCCATCTTGATTTTTTAATTTAGTTATACAAAATTCACCAATCTGCTACATTTTACAATCTTTAGGGTATAAATATATGAAAAATATTTATGACTCACAGCATTAATCTATAACTTTTTGAGATCTAAACTCATATTTCC